AGTCGTGCTACTCACGACATCCGAAGTCGCACAACGATTCAAAGTCGACTCGTCCGCCGTGCGCCGCTGGGTGTCCGAACAGCGCCTCAAACCCGCCATCACCACCCCCGGCGGCCACTACCGATTCAACGAAGCCGACGTCGACGCCTTCGCATCTCACCGGGAGGCATCGTGACCACCTTCCTGATCGGGCTCATCACCGGCACCGCCCTCACCCGACTCATCACCGCACCACCACGCCGCCGCCGACCCCGCGACCTCTACGGACCCCTGGCCAAATGGGGACACCCCATGAATAGGCAGGGACCACCATGACCCAGCCCCATAACGACGACCCCGACGACGACGTCATCTTCGACCTCGAAATCGAATACGCATTCCCCGACAACGACAAGGACCAGCCATGACCCTACGACGCGACAAAATCACCGACCTCGCCCTCATCCCCGAACGCGCCGAACACCAACACTTCGAAGAAGAACTCACCATCCTCGCCATCGCCCGCACCAGAATCTTCCGCCAAGCCATCCACACCGACGCCCACCTCGACGACATGCCCAACATCGAAATCGACGCCTGGGCCGAAACGCTCGGCCCCGACGAACTCGACGACATCCTCGCCGAACTCGACCAAGCCGCCCAAGGCCAAGACCCCGTCACCGCCGAACTCGCCAAATGGCGCCAAGAACTCGAAGCCAGCCGGTGATGGGCCGACACCACAAAACCGAACACCCCGACGACGACGTGCCCGCCGACACGAACGGACGCTACGACATCATCACCGACCAGAGCGGCTGGCACCCCGACCCGAAAACCTTATTCCGCGGGCTAGACGCCACCACCGAACTCCCCACCATCGCAGAACCACTGGCCGCCGACCGCAACCCCGAACCACCCGACGGGCCGAAAACCTACAGCCGCGAAACCCTCATCTTCACCAGCATCATCACCGCCATCCTCACCGCCGGCACCGCATTCATCACCTTCTACCTCATCGCCGCCCAAGCCGGACTCTGCCAATAACCATGAACATCAAACGCCTGTGCCCAATATGCCGAAGACCCGTCATGCCAACCAAACTCGGCAACGTCGGCGGCCACCTCGACAAAGCCGGCCACCCGTGCCCCGCAAGCTACAACCTCGCCTACACCCACACCCTCGACCCACCACAAAAAAGGCCCCAACCATGACCCACCACGAGCACGAGCCCCGACGCTGCCCCTACTGCCGACGCGGCCTCTTCCACGACGAAAACATCTGTGACAACTGCGCACAACCCGACACCGAGGAAACCACCGAATGACCAGCATGCCGATCATCGAACAGATCCTCCGCGGCGGACGCATCACCAACGCCCAAGACCCGGACATGGCCAAAGGGATCCACGACGGCGTCAAACAATCCGTGTTCTTCAACATCCAAGTCGCAGAAGACATCGCCGAAGCACAACTCCAACGAACCAAAGTCCTGGTCGACAAAAACACCGGCCGGCTGCAACCGCCCTACCCCGAGATGTTCATGGAATGGTCCTACCTCGGCAGCCCGTTCGGCTGCTTCCTCAATGAAGACCGCGACAACACGTTGCCAATCTCGTTCATTGATGGCGCCAAAGCCAACCTCATCGCCACATTCATCCTCCCAACACGCGACAAGAAACACCTCATCGCCTGCCCCCATCACAGAATCATCTCCCTCGACAAGGCCAGCCAATTCCAAGAATGGGGCATCGTCGGCGACGCCAACGACGAAGACATCACCATGACCAACTACCTACTCACCACCGTCGTCACCGCCCTCGCGCTCATCAACTGCCGAAACGTCACCACCCAACCCACTGGCCGAATCGGCATCGGCCGCAACGGAACACAGAAACGACGCAACGAAACAACCCCTGAGATCCGCTACCAAACCATCATCCTACCCGGCGGCGGCACCCAATCCGACGACAAAGGCGGCCACCGCGCCACCGCCCTACACCGCGTCCGCGGCCACTTCAAAACCTTCACTACCGACAAACCCCTACTCGGCAAACACACCGGAACCTACTGGTGGGGCTGGCAAGTCCGCGGAAACTCCGACCACGGCACCATCATCAGCGACTACCAACTCAACGAGGTACCAGCATGACCAAATTCATTCCACCCATCAAAAGAGTTCAGCGCAAAAATTATCATATTTACCAGGACGGTGAAGGCCGTCAAATGCCGGGTGCCACCACCATTCTCGGCGCAGGCATCCCCAAACCAAACTTCGTAACCTGGGCCGCGAATGCCACCGCAGAAGCCGCCGTCAACCGCTGGGACGAACTCAGCGACCTTCCTGTAGCTGCTCGCCTCAAGATCTTGCAAGGAGCCCGCTACGAAACCACCAACGCCGCCAAAAACAAAGGCACACAGGTACATGCCTACGCCGAAAAACTCGTTCGAGGCGAAGAGATCCAAGGCGTCCCTGACCTACTGCGCCCCTACACCGAAAACTACGTCCGCTTCATCGACGAATGGCAACTGGACCCGATCCTCGTAGAAGTCGTGGTCGTGAGCTACACCCACGGTTACGCTGGAACATTGGATCTTGTCGCCGAAATCACCACCCCCGCAGGCGAACGTGAAACATGGCTCTTCGACGTGAAGACAGGAGAAAAAGGCGTTTACGCCGAGACTGCCCTACAACTAGCCGCATACCGCTACAGCGAATTTTATGTCGACAACGACGGCAACGAACAACCGATGATCCCCGTAGAAGCCTGCGGCGCAATACATGTCACCGCCGACGACGCTGTCCTGATTCCCACCGTCAGTGGCCCAGAACAACACAGAATGTTCCGCATCGCCCAAAAAGTTTACGAATACGACAAGGAAAGCGACGGTCTGATCCTGCCCGCGCTGCTGCACCCCAATCACAGCACCGCCCGCATCGTCTGGAAGGACCGAGACCAGTGACTGACCTCGCCCGCACCGGCCAATACAACACCTGGGTTGACGAAACCAGCCCCACCCCAGCGTTTCTCACCCAGCGCGACCCGACCCAACGCCTCCGCGACTGGGTCGACCTCTTCCGCGAAGTCGTCAAAGCCGCCGAATTCCTAAGCAAAACCCCGTTCGTACCAAGGGAGATGACGGGGAAGGCCGCCGACGTCGCCGCCTGCATCATGAAAGGCCACGAACTCGGCATGGACCCACTCGACGCCCTCGCCAACATCTTCGTCATCAACGGCCGCGTCGGAATGTACGCAGAATTCATGCGCCGCCGCATCATCCAAGCCGGCCACACCTTCCGTATCGTCGAGTCCACCGATAACCGCTGCGTCGTCGAAGGCACCCGCAAAGACGGCGGTGAACCACAACGGGCCAGCTTCACCAACGAACAAGCCCGCCGCGCCGGCATCGACCTCGGCCGCTACCCCGCAGACAAACTCGTAGCCCGCGCCACCAGCCGACTCTGCCGCCAAGTATTCCCCGACGTCCTCTCCGGCACCCTCATCGCCGAAGACCTCATCGACGGACTCATCCCCACCGACGAACCCGTAGCGCCCGCAGAAACCCAACCCACCCCCGAACGCCCGGCACTCAAACGCGCCCGCAAACCACGCACACCCAAAGCCACCAACACCCAAGCACCCACCACAACAGCTGTCGATGACACGGACGACCTCCTCGACGACACCACCCCACAAACCCCCGCTGCCGGACAATCCACGGCGCCGCCCGACGCGCCGCCGGCAGCGGGCCAAACCCTCGACGCCAAAACAGAAACCGACATATTCGCCATCGCCGACGCCCTCGCCGACCCACCCATCGACACACCACCCGAACTCCCCGCCCGACCCCAACAAAACAGGATGATGCACGCCCTATTCAGAGAACTCGCCATCGACAACCGCGACGACCGCCTCACCATCACGTCACATATCCTCGGCTACCCCATCACCACCAGCACCGGCATCACCATCCACGAAGCCTCCCGCATCATCGACCAACTCCAAACCTGGCGCTGGCGCGATGTAGACGCCGCCAGCACCATCCGCGACATCTTCTACGAAGCCACCATCGCCGAAGCCGAAAACCAAGACGACCTGCAAACAGAGGAGTAGCAGTGACCAATCCCGCACAGGGCGTCCTATTCGACATCGAAGAATACGTGCTCATCGACAAGCGCATAGACGGCTGCGAGTCCACGGCGATACAAGAACGTTGGGAATTCGGCCGCATGATGAACAGTGAACGCGTCGACGAACCAGATAAACGGGGCCGCCCCCGCGAAGGCAATCAGTTACCCAAGGGGTTCCTCGATGAACTTGAAGCAGCGACCGGCAAGAGCCGTTGGGAACTCCAAATGCGGGCTCGCTTTGCTGAACGCTATCCAACGGAAGCCAAAATGCGTGACGCTGTCACACACTTTGGTTCCTGGCGTGAGATCACACACAATCTGGCCGAAGACGGCGATGACAGCGACGGCGCGCACGTCGGCAACAACAGCGGCGACAATGAATGGTACACACCACCCGAATACATCGAAGCCGCGCACGCCGTCATGGGCGGCATCGATCTCGACCCCGCATCCCACCCCGACGCCAACGACATCATCGGCGCCGCAACCATTTACACTGCCAAAGACAATGGACTAACCCAACCCTGGCACGGCCGCGTATGGATGAACCCCCCCTACGCCCAACCACTCATCGACCAATTCTGCACAAAACTCGTCGACGAATACTCCAACCAATCAGTCACCGCCGCCTGCGTCCTCGTCAACAACGCCACCGAAACCAACTGGTTCCAAACCATCGCACGAACCGCCGCCACAATCTGCTTCCCCCAAAGCCGCATCAGATTCTGGCACCCCAACAAATCCTCAGCAACACCACTGCAAGGCCAAGCGATTCTCTATCTCGGCCAAGACACAACCAGATTCCGCGACAACTTCGCAACCTTCGGATTCGTCCTCAACAGCGAATAACAATGGCGGACATTCGAGACTGGGGAAAATTCCTACGAGGTCGCTGGGACTGGACCAGCGGAGGATACGAAACCGGGTTTCCACGCGGCTGCCAATTCACAGACCTAGATGCCGCCATCGAATTCGACGGTCGCGCCCTCGATATCGAAACTAAACACCACGACGGCGAAGAGGGCGAATTTCCACAAATATCCTGGGGACAATTACGCTTCCTCCGCAATGAAGTCCAATTAGGTAAAACGGCGATCATCCTTTTCGGCTGTGGCCCCTGCAACGACCCGCAGGGCGTCTGGGTACTAGCACCGGGCATGGTCGACCGCAAAGAAGACTGGCGCGGACGACCAAAAGACGAACGGCGCAAACTACTCAAATACGAAATTGACAAAGCGATGGGATTAGCCTCCCCAGCTGATGGCCCGGGATTGGTGCGATGACGTAATGGTGTGGTTCCTTGTGGATGACAATCTGACCTTCCACGGCAAGACCGTGGAAGCCGGTAACGCCGCCATGGGACTCTGGGTGAGAGCCGGATCCTGGTCCGCCGCGACCCTCAGTGACGGGTTCATTCCAGTCGATGTCGCACGCAGACTCGCTCGAAAACGCGACGCCGATCGGCTGGTTTCTGGCGGACTTTGGGCGGAAGTTCGGCAGGATTCTGGCGGACTTTCGGCGGACTTTCGGCGGACTTCTGGCGGCCCGACCCGCCAGTTAATCGGGTATCAGTTCCATGAATGGGAGCAAACGCAACAGAGCAAAAGCGAGGTTGAACAGCGTCGGAAGTGGGAACGCGAACGCAAGGCTGAGCAACGCAGGCGACGATGTCCCACTGGGACAAAGGACGATGTCCCGGTGGGAGTCCCCGGGCGTACGCGCGCGTTACCCAAGCCAAGCCAACCAGTAGTTACTACTGGTGGCTTGGCTCACCAACGCAACGCGACCCGACGCGACCCCCCTCCGGGCCGCGTCGTCGAAATCGAAGAATCCCCGCCACCCACCGAAAACCGCACCGAATACATCAACGCCGCCCAAAACGGAATGCCACAAATCCGCGCCGCACTCACCAGAAAACCCCAACCCCTATGACCCGCACCCGGAAATCCGCCAAAACACTCGGCGCCACCTTCGAACGCCAACTCGCCGACTACCTCAATGCCGAATTGGATGACCGAATAGACCGACGCATCCGCTACGGCATCAAAGACCGCGGCGACGTCAGCGGCGTCCGCACCGTTCACGGCCGACGCCTCGTCCTCGAAGCCAAAAACGTCACCCACGAAACCTGCACCAAATGCAAACGCATCAGCGGCCTCAAACTGTCCGAATGGTTGGCCGAAGCCGATATCGAAGCGGGAAACGACGACGCATTGCTCGGCGTCGTCGTTCATAAACGGCGCGGCACGACGGATCCCGGCCGCCAATTCGTCACAATGACCGTCGACGACCTATGCGCATTAATCGACGGCCAACGACACGGACATCGCGCCGACATCCTCGACGACGGGAAAACCGCATGACCAACCCAGCCACCGCATTCGAAATCCGCTGGACCCCCACCGACCACTACGACGCCGCCATCCAAGCCCTCGCCAACCACGACCCCCACACCGCCATCGCCCACGCCTGCCTCGGCATCCTGCGCGCCCTGACCCCATGACCAACCGCGGCATCGAAATCGAACAGCTCCCCGACCACACCTGGATCTGGATCCACCAAACCGTCCGCGGCGGCTTCTACCGCGCCCCCCACGGCTACACCACCAAAACCGCCGCCCGCAAAGCCGGCCAAGAGTGGCTCACCCGGCGCGCCAACCCCCGCAACCGCGGCCGATGAACCACAATCAACCAATGCACATCGGCAAGCCTGCCGCCGGGGCCCAGATGAGCTGCGCCATCTGCCTCAACCTGCACGGCCAACACACCCCGGCAGTCACCCTGATCCACGGCTACGCCGTCTGCCAACACCACACCGACCTAGTCAGCCAACCCGAATTCGACATTTTCACGCTGCACGGAAAAGGAATCCGCCCGCTATGACCAGCCCACCCGAACTCCTATCCCTACCCAACGGCTGGCATCTCATCACCCACGGCCAAGCACAAATCAGCCTCGACCCCACCGGACTATTAATGTTCCCCCGACACTGCACACCCGAAGAAACCCCCGACTATTGCGCCGCCATGACCAAAGCCGCCGAAATCGGCACCCAAATACGCGCCGATTTCGCAGAAAAAGCCGCCACCCACACCGATAAAGGCTTACCCACCCAACGCGTCATCGTCACCGAAGGCCCACCACCGCCCGGCGCCATCCCACTCGCCCAATCACCACGCGCCGCCATCGGCCGCCAAAAACGCCGCTAAAACCGGAGGCAACCCCATGACCTACCCCGCCGTCTTCCCCGTCACCGCCGACTGGTGGTCCGCCGGCGACCCCGCCCTCACCGCCACCACCAGCACCCCAGAATGGCTCCCCATCAGCGGCCTAGCCACCTTCACCCCACGCCTCCCCAAAGGCTTCACCGCCTACACCGCGAACTTCCCCGTCGCCGGCAACGTCAACTGCGTCCAAACCATCACCCTCCTCGGAACCCCCGACGGCGGCACCTGGACCCTCGCCTACGGCGGCTACACCACCACAGCGATGCCCTTTAACGTAACCCCAGCGGTCCTCCAAGCCACTTTCGTGGCTCTCCCGTCGGTCGGTACCGGGAACGCCACCGTCGCGTCTCCTGGAGGCCCTCAGACCTACGCAATCACGTTCGTAGGAACCCTCGCCAACAAACCCATCGCCCTGATCACCGCCGACGGGCACCTCCTCACCAGCTCCGTCGGCAACACCGTCAACGCCACCGTCGACATGACCACACCCGGCACCACCAGCAGAAACGCCAACACCGGCGTCATCATCCCCACCCGCCAAGGCCGCATCTGGGCCGGCCAACTCTCCAGCATCGACGTCGCCGACTCCATCGGCGTCGACCTCATCTCCAACGACCCAAACTTGAACCTCATCGAACAAAGCATTTCCTCCCTGATTTACGACATCAATTTCACCCAAGTGCAATACAACTCGACCCTGGGAACCCTCACCAATTTCGCATTCACCGCACCCCCAGACACCACCCCAATCAACCTCACCAACCCCACTTTCCCGCGCCTCCCATACCAGCCACCCAGCTCATGAACAACGTTTACGACGACACCCCAGAAACCGCCCCCAAAATCCACACCACACTCGGCAGCCAAATCGCCGCCATCCGCGCCCTCAGGAACAGTTATCAATTCCGCGAAGCACGCGAACAATATTTGGCCCGTGCCAAAAAACGCCGCAACAAAGACGGCACTGTGGGTGCACCTTGCTGGCTCTGCGGCCAGCCCATCGACTACCGACTGAAGTTCCCACACCCACGCTCCTGGGTACTGGACCACGCCGTGCCGGTCAAACAAGAACCAGCGCTAATGCTGAATTCGGGTAACTTCCGCTCCGCGCACTGTGAATGCAACAACCACCGTGGCAGCGACGCACCACGCATCGAACTCGGCGAACCAAGCGAAATCTGGTGAGACAACAATGAATACGTTCGAGATCATCTTGGTGATTGAGGTTGGATTGATCGCGCTGGCGCAACTGGTGCCATGGGCGCGGCGACCATGACCGTTGGAACCATCCCGGCGGGTACCTACCCTCCCGCTGACCATGGTTTGCGGGGTACCTACCCTCCGCGGCACCCTCCTTTGCGGGTACCCACCCTCCGCCGGCATGTTTGCTGAGGGTCACCATCCGTGCATGGTCACCATCTGTGCAGGTCACCGCGCTATCGCCCAGCAAACAATGCAACCCTCCAGCAAACAAGGTGACCATCCCAGCAAAGGGGGTATGGGGTTGCAAAGTCTGTGGGTTCCCTACGATCCTCCGGGAGCCTCCTCATCTTTTTACCCCCTTTACAGAAACGTAGTCCGTTTAAAACGCCTCTGACCTGCATGTTTGTAGCGAAACTGGTGGATAGTCCGTTTATCAAGATCAAAACACGTCTAAACCAGCTATGGCGGACGCCCCTCTCGCACCAGCCAGCAAAGCTACAGCAAACATGACAACCAGCCAGCAAACTAGCAGTTAAGCCCTTTGACCTGCCGTTTTGTCGTAAAGTTTGCTGGGTTAGCTGCCGCTGGCGGTGGCGGTCAGCTGTCCGCGGCCGATGAAGTCGGCGGGAATGCCGGCTTGGCCGATGAAGGCGGCGGCCATAAGGGTTCCGAGGCCGTTGAACTGCGGGTGTAGGCCGGTGATCTGCGCGGATAGGGTGCCGGTGCCAGCAAATTTCGGGGTGATGTTGGTGATGGCGGTTCTGAGTTGGCCGGTGCCGCTGAATTGGGGGTTGATGCGCCAGAAGGTGATGGGTGCGGCGGTGATGGTGTAGCTGGTGGTTTCTGGCAAATATTGGTCGAAGGTGAGGGTCATGGGCGGGGGTCTTTGCCGGGTCGGCCGTCTTGGATGCGGTGGAGGGCGTAGAGGACGCCGGCGGGGGTCATGCCCAATTTGCCGGCGATGGCGCGGTAGGTGTATCCGTGTTTGCGCAGGTCAAGGATGGTTTTGTCGCGTTGGTCTGCGGTTTGTTTGGTGTCGTCGTAGTACGGCATGTCTTCATGGTCGCACCGGGTGGCGGGTTTACGGTGGTTTTATGGCCGCCGGGCGGTGGTCGTGTGTGCGTTGCGGTCATCGTGATGATCAGCATGGCCCGGATGGGTGTTGCCGGGTGCGGATTGCGTATGGGTGGGATGAGCGGGGGCAGGTGTTTACCGGGTTGGCGCCGTGTCGGTGTCCGGACTATAAGGGGCCGCCGGGGTTGCCACCGTCAGTATCGGGTTGTCCGCATGAGTTTGTGCGGGATGTGTGTCGGTGTGTGCATTGTGGGATGGTTCGGGTCGTTGGGCGATGAGTTCGCGCATGAGCCAGGCGCGGCCGTCGCCGCAGTGGTAGTAGCCGAGTAGGTGTTTGTTGCGGTTGATGTCGCGGTCCCAGCCGGGGGTGTCGGCTTTGGCGTTGATGTAGCGGTGGGCGTTGGTGTTGTGTTCGAAGGCGTAGAGGTGTCCGGGTAGGCGTCTGACGTGGGATAGGGTGCGGGCGATCATGGTGAAGGCGACGTCTTCGTGTCCCCAGCCGATGAATTCGGGGGGTTGGCCGCCGAGGCGCCACCATTCTTTTTGGGTGGTGATGATGCAGCCGCCGACGCCGGCGATGCCGTCGCCGTCCCAGGTGTTGACGTAGGGGACGTGGGCTAGCTGTTCGATGGGGGTGTTGAGGTAGGTGTTGGTGAGGATGCGGTATTTGGTGAATGGCCACCAGACGCCGGCTGGGTCGGCAACTGCGGTGAGGATGTTTTGTGGGTCGATGAGGGTGTCGGCGTCGGCGACGATGACAACGTCGGTTGTCGCTTGGGTGACGGCGTTGTTGCGGGCCTGAGCCAGGGAGAAGATTTCGGTGTCGCTGTCGGCGGTGATGATGGGCCAGCCGAAGCCGGGCCAGAAGTCCATGACGCGGTTGAAGGCGGGGATTCGGGATGGGCTGGGCCGCCAGGGGATGCAGACGGTGGCGGGGACGTTATTGGGCCATTTGAGGGTCATATCGGGTCATTTTGGGGCCTTTAAGGGGCAAATCGGGGCATTTCCGGGTGTTTTCGGGGCGATGATAGTGACCGTGTCAAGCACTTTGCGGGTTGGCGTGTCGGTTGTGCATTGCTTGGTGGTTGTGCGCGCATAATTCCTGGCATGACTCGACGTAAACCGCGCCCGGCTGATCCTGCTCAGTTGTATCCGGACCGGTTGGAGGCGTTGATCGCGGCGGTGTGGTCGGATGCGATGGCGGGGGAGCGCCAAGCGGTGGAAGTCTGTCGGCGGGTGTTGGCTCAGCAGGCGAAGTTTTATGGTCTGGATGCTGAGGCTGGGGCGGTGCCGCCGATCACGGATCAGCAGCTGGCGGCTGATGATGATGAGCTGGCCAGCTATCGGGCCCGGTTTGCGCGTAAAGACGCCTGATGACTGTTGCGGTGGAGCGGGTGCGGGCGTTGGGGGCGACGACGCCCCGGATTTTCACCCCGGCGAACCCGGAGCATTGCGGCGCGGATGGGATGCCGTCGCGGGAGTGGTCGTGGGGTTATGACTGCGCCGATTTTTTGGAGAAGTGGGTGGGTTGGAAGTTGTTGCCGTGGCAGCGCTGGCTCTACATTCACGCGTTGGAGAAGGGTTCGGATGGTGCCGGGTTTCGGTGGCAGACGATTGTGGTGTTGGTGGCCCGTCAGCAAGGCAAGACACAGTGGCTCAAGGGGTTGGGGTTGTGGCGGCTGTTCGCGAATGAGCACGGCATAGTCAGTCGGGAGTGTCCGGGGGCGCGGATGGCGGTGCTGGCCGCCCAGAATCTGGACTATGCCGAATCCACGCTGAAAGAGGTGGTGGATGAGATTCGGAATAATCCGCGGTTGCGCCCGGAGTTGATTAATCATCGGGTCACCAATGGTAAGCATCGGGTGGATTTGACGAATCGGCGGTATTGGCGGGCGGCGGCGGCGACCCGGCGCGGCGGCCGGTCGCTGGCGGTGGACATCGTCATGTTGGATGAGTTGCGGGAGCACACGTCGTGGGATGCGTGGGAGGCTTTGGTGGCCACCACGACGGTCCGGCCGCATTCGCAGGTGGTGTGTACCAGCAATGCCGGGGATGAGCGTTCCGAGGTGTTGCGGACGTTGCGGGATGGGGCGATCCGGCGGATCACGACGGGGGAAACCGCGGACAGCCGGATCGGGTTGTATGAGTGGTCGGTGCCGATGGAGGTGGATCCGGCTGATGAGCAGTATTGGTATTTGGCGAATCCGGCGATGGGGCAGCTGAATTCGTTTACGTTGGATGATTTGCGCGGCTATTTGGAGGCGCAGCAGTTCCGGAATTTGAGCGGGTTTCAAACTGAGCATTTGTGCCAGTGGGTGGCGGCGATGGAGCCGGGAATCATCCCGGCCGAGCATTGGCAGGAAACAATGGATTTCGGCAGCCGCCGCGCCCCGGACGCCCCCGTCTATGTGGGGGTGGATGTGAATTATGGGCGGACCCGCGCGTATGTGGGGGTGGCGGCGCCCCGTACTGATGGGTCTATCCATGTGGAGGTGATAGCGGGGGCGGGCGGCACGGATTGGTTGATTGATTGGTTGGTGGCGCGTAAGGGCCGGTTTGCTGGTATTGCGGTGCAGAAGACGGGGGCGCCGGCGTCGGGGATGGTGCCGGATATGTTGGCGGCGGGGTTGCCGATCACGGTGTTGCCGACAGGTTTGGAGTTGCAGTCGGCGTGTGGGCTTTTGTATGACGGGATTTGTGAGCATCGGGTGTTTCACCGGCCGGCGCCAGTATTGGATCGGGCGGCCGCGTCGGGTATTGCGCGGACGGCGGGGGATGCGTGGGTGTTTGATCGGCGGAATTCGCCGGTGGATGTGGCGCCGTTGATTTCGGTGGCGGCGGCGTTGTGGTTGCAGTCCTACATTGTTGACACGTTGAATCCGGTGTGTCATGTGTGGCCGGAGGAGGAGGTTATAGAACAGTGGAGGCGGCAAGCCGAGGGAACGGTTGATCTTGATGCGCGATGAATCGGTGACATCGATCGGGGAACGTCCGGTCAAGCCGATGAAGTCTGCGCCGGCGCCGGCGGCAACCCCCCAGCACGCCCCGGCGCCGGCTGCAATCCGCGAGTGGGTCTCCACCGTGCTGGAGTTGGCCGGGATCAGCGTGCTGGTCGCCGGCTGCTACCTGATCGCCCCGTATCTGGGTTTGATTGTGGCCGGGCTGTGTCTGATCCTGCTGGGTGCGGCCATCGGGATCCGGCGATGAGCATCCTGGCCCGCCTCCTCGACCGCGGCGCCCCTGAGCAACGCGCCCTGATGTCCTCCGCGTTCGTCCCACCCCCCCAAGTCGGGGTGATCGACGACTTCGTCGGCGTCCACCGGGCCATGAGCCACATGACTGTCTACGCCTGCGTCCGCCTGCTGGCGGACACGATCGCGTCTTTGCCGTGGAAGGCGTATCGGCGGGATAAAAACGGGGTGCCGGTCGAGCTGTCGCCGCAGCCCGCGATCATCCGCGAACCGTTTCCCGGATTCGATTTGTTTCAGTGGAAGTGGATGATCATCGCGAATATGGCGTTGCGCGGCAACTCGTATCATCTGGTCACCGGCCGCGACAACCAGGGCTACCCGACCGGGCTGATGCCGCTACACCCCGACATCGTCTTCCTGGAACGCCGGCCCGACATTCTGCTGTGGTTCGATCCGATCTACCGGGTGATGGGGCAGCCGATCCCCAAATCCGACCTCTGCCACATCCGGCGTTACACCATGCCCGGCGAACCCTGGGGATTAAGTCCGGTGCGTCAGGCGGCGGTCGCGATCGGAATGGGATTAGCTGCTGAGGAATACGGCTACCGCTATTTTAAAGAGAGCGCTAATCCCACGGGTATGTTGATGACCGAGCAGAATTTGGATCCTGATGCCGTCCAATTGCAGCAGCAGAACTGGATCGCCTCCCACGGTGGCCGCCGTTTGCCCGCCGTGCTTACTGGCGGATTCAAATGGCAGCCGCTGTCCATCTCCCCGGATGAATCCCAGTTTCTGCAAACCCGGCATTTCCAGCGCACCGAAATCTGCATGATGTTCGGGGTGCCGCCCGTTTTGATCGGGGACACCGAGAAAACCACCGCCTGGGGCACCGGCATCGAACAATTAACCCAGGGCGCGGTCACCTACACATTCCGACCCTGGACCGAATGCATCGAATCGGTCATCTCCGGGTTGCTGCCCCGCGGCCAGTTCGTCCGGTTCGACTATGACGCCCTGTTGCGGGGCGACATCGACACCCGGTACAAGGCGTACCAGGTCGCGATCAACACCGGCTGGATGAACCGCAACGAGGCCCGCGGCAAGGAAGAGCTCGAACCTAAGCCCAGCCTCGACACGTTCCTGCAACCGGTCAACATGGCCCCCACCGGATTCGACCCCAACAAGACCGCCGCGCTTAAGGCGACCGGCACCCCCGGCGAGAAACCCGCATCACTGCCCTCGGAGCCGGGCAGCGGCGGCGCACCCCAAACCCCACCGTCACCGAACGGGAAAGTAGGAGCGGCGAAATGACCAGTCACGCGAACCGGGCGAAAATCCTTGACGTCCGCGAAACCCGGACCTGCGCCCGCTTCGAAGTCCGCGAAAACCCGGCGAGCAGCACCGTCGTGCTGGAAGGCTACGCCGCCACCTACGATCCCTACGACGTGTACGGCGGCGAGAGCCGGGGCGGCTGGCGGGAACAGATCCAGCCGACCGCGTTCGACACCACACTAGCCACCAGCCCGGATGTGCAGCTGCTGGTGAACCATGAAGGCTGCCCGCTGGCCCGCACCAAGAGCGGCACCCTCCAGTTGTCGCGGGATCGGCACGGTTTGCGGGTCCGCGCGTTGTTGGACCGCAACGATCCCGACGTGCAAGCACTGTTGCCGAAAATGGCGCGCGGGGACATGGACGAAATGAGTTTCGGGTTCCGCGTCAAAGACCAGATCTGGGACGCCAACTACACCCAGCGCACCATCACCGAAGTCTCCCTTCAGAAGGGGGATGTGTCGGTGGTGAATTACGGCGCGAACCCGGGCACTCATGCCATGATCGGGGACGCCGTCGAAGCCCTGGCATCGCTGTCCAGTGATGAGCTGGTGGAATTGCGGAAACTGGACCCCAGCCGGCTGGCGGCCGCCGCCACCAACATCTGTTCGGTGCCCGCGGTACAGGCGACCCGCGCCGGGATCCCGCCACCGCCGGACCAGTCCCCCGAAATCGATGACCGCGACATCGACGACGACGTCGAAGGCCCCGGCACCGAAGCATTCGCCGGCAACGACATGATCGAAGTGGGCCCGATCGCCGCCGCCCTATCCCGCACCATCACCGACGCCTACAAACTCGCCCTCGACAACGGTGAGTCCACCGTCACCCTCTTGGCGAAGGCCGCTGAACTATTGGAGCGGGCGCGCACCGGTGAAACCGACATCGCGCTGCGCCTGCGCACGGTCCGCGACGGCGGCCGGCTACCGTCCCAGGTCCGCATCGAAGACGCCTACGCCGAACTCCGCGGCGTGTCCTAACCCAACCCTAATCCAAGCTGGGGTTATTATCCCCGGTTAAGGTCGCGAATCCGGCACGGACGGCGGCCGCCCGGCACGGGCAGCACGTCCCCAACCACATAAACCGCCCGGCACGGGCAATCACCCAGGCGGCAACACGCCGCCATTCAAGGAACCCAAAATGACCGCACCCGCCGCTGCCAGCGACACCGGATCGTCGATGGAAGAATTTCTGAAACGACTCATCGACCAACGGGCCACCCTCACCGAAAAACGCGGCAACCTCCAACACAAAGCCGAAGCCGTGTTGATGGTGGCCCGCGAACAAGACCACGAAACCCTCTCCCAAGACGAGGACGTCGAAGTCCGCGGCTACGTCGACGAAATGAAGAAGCTCGGTGAAGACGTCGAAGGACTCGACATCCGCATCCAACAAATCGGCGAAGAGATCCGCCGCACCCAAGACATCAACAAAAATTTGGCGAAAGTCCGGTACAGCGAAAAATCACTGATCTCGGTCAAAGAGCAGCAGACCTACGTCAAAGGCGACAGCCGCCGGTCCTACATGCGCGACCTGATCATGACCACGGTCAACATGGATACCGATGGGGAGTGCCGCCGTAGGTTGATGAACCACGCGCAGGATGTGGCGACTCTCCCGGAGTATCAGGAGTACCGCGACCTGACTCGTGTGGATGGCGCGGGGGGCTACGCTGTGCCACCTGCATGGTTGGTTAATCAGTATGTGGAGTTCGCGCGTGCTGGCCGTGCGTTCGCGAATGTTGTTCAGCGCCAACCACTTCCAGGCGGCACGGACTCGATCAACATCCCGAAGCTGTTGACTGGTACTGCGGTGGCGGTGCAGACCGCCGACAACGCGGCGGTCCTGCAGACGGATCTCACAGATACGTTCATCAACGCGCCTGTGAGAACCATCAGTGGTCAGCAGGGGATCGCGATCCAGCTGATCGATCAATCGCCGATCGCCTTCGATGACGTGGTGTTTAGGGATCTGGTGGCCGCCCACGCTGCTGCCATCGACATCCAAGTCATCGCGGGCAGTGGGGCATCCGGGCAGGTGCTGGGGGTGACGAACACCCCGAATATCACCAGTATCGCCGCGACCGCGGTAACCGCTGCTGGTGCCTACAGTGCTATCGCTAACGGTATTCAGACCGTGCATACGACCAGGTTCCTGCCGCCGGAGGTGGTGGTGATGCATCCCCGGCGTTGGGGTTGGTTGCTGGCGCAGGCGGATACGACGGGCCGTCCGTTGTTCTTGCCGGAGGCGAACAACCCGTATAACGCAAGTGGCATTTTGACGGATGTTGATAGTCAGCAGGTCGTCGGACGCATGCAGGGACTTCCAGTCGTAACGGACCCCAATATCAGCACTACCAGTGGGGCGGGCACTGAGGATGACATCTTCGTCATGCGCGCGTCAGACCTGATCCTCTGGGAGGGGGGTATAAGGGCCAGAGTGTTGCCAGAGACGAAGGCAGCAAACTTGACAGTCCTGCTACAGATATACAACTACCTGGCCTTTTCGGCCGCAAGGTACCCGCAGAGCGTAGTTGTAATCACCGGGTTGACGGCTCCGACCTTCTGACCTGCTGAAACGCCAAGCTACAACTGCATAGCTTCAGAATCAGCAAACTCCCCGCGTTGAGTGATCCTTACCGCTGGGAGTTTGCTGTTGTCGGAACTTGCGTGACCTGAATGGATGCGGTAGAGATACGGTATATCGTGCTTGGCACGACATATCCGTAGAGAGACCCCCGCACCTGAGGGGACAGGCCGGGGGCATGGCCGACTGGTTAGGAGTCGACATGTCTGATGATATGCCACTATTCCCGTTCAGCGGCCTCACACACCACGAGCCTATTTATGGATCAGATGGCGAAGAGATTTCGCCGTATGATCCTCGCTGTGATGAGGAAGGGGTATTTAGGTGCGGCGCCAAAGTACCTCGTCAACTTGGCGATTTTATGGCGTGCCGAAAGTTAAAACTGGGAAGTTGTTTCCGTAATAAGGCTCCGACTGAGTTGAAACTTAGTCGGCGTCGTCTGGTTTTCTTTTATTGCTATCCTTGCGAAGTTAAATATAAGCAGGAGTTGCGACGGCGTGATCCCGAAGGTGCTAAGGCAAAGGACCGGGAAAAATATCAGAACAATCGCGAACATTATCGTGAATATAACAAGCGAATTTATCGCGAGACGAATAAGCGCATTAAAAATCGTAACCGCAACTTTAACATGACCGATGGCCAATACGATGAATTATTTAGCTTGCAGGACGGGCTGTGCGCGATCTGCAGTTTACCAGAAAAGACCAGCATAGATTTAGCAGTTGATCATGACCATGACTGTTGCGAACGTTGTGATAACGATCGTAGATCATGTGGGAAATCCGTTAGGAGTCTGCTCTGTTGTAGGTGCAACATGGGTAGATTCCGTGAAGACGCAATCTTGATATTGAAAAACAACATCTACAAGTTGTGGTGGCGTCGTCGGCATGGGAAGGCGTCTGGGGCGGACGTGGTCTTATTGAAGGGTCTTCAGGAGACGTTGTCGGTTTCTGGGGAGGATGGGTGGTGGCTTGATGCGATGTACGCCAACTACAGCGTGCCGTCATCTGTGTGAGGTGTGGGGGGGTTAGTCTGCTGTCATCGTTCGAGGAAGGACATGATCATGGGTGAGCAGAATCCGCATGACGCGCCTAAGACGTTTGTGCATGACATTGCGGTGGGGTCGTTCTCCCCGGTGACGCCGGGGTTTACGCCGCCGCCGGCGCGGGAGGGTGATCCGCATAACACGCCGTTCGACGATATCGGGGACAGTATTGTGCCGGTGTCGGGGCCGGTGGCGCCGAATATTGTGGGTGGTGCGTTGCGGGCGGGCCCGATTTCGGGGTCGCGGCAGTAGTTATGCCGTGGCGGGTGGTTAAGGAACTGTTCGAGGCCAGAAACCAACGTTGGCGCGAAGCGCCTTGTCCGCTCTGGCTGATGACTGGCACACCGTGCGAAGAATGCCCTTGCGAAACGCCCTGTGATGAACGCAACTTCAAAATCCAACCCCTGTGAGTCCGTCACTGTTCCCGCTGCCCGTCGTTGAAGCCGTTCGGGGTGGTCGGCGGGTCTAGCGGGAATCGGCTGGCCGGGTGTCATCCGTCGGCGGAGGCGGCGAAGGCGCAGCTGGCGGCGTTGTATGTGCATGAGGAGAATGAGGCGGTGTTTAATACGCCGCCGACGTGCGGATGATTTAGCTGGCTAGGCCGAGTAGGCACAGGTCGCCGTGTTCGCCTGCGGCGGGGATGACTTCGAACTCGTGCGTCCCGGCGGTGTCGGTGATCGTGAGCATGAGTTGGTCGCCGTTGAGGTGGGAGGCGAATTCTAGCCCTTCGGGGTTGTCGCGGGCGAGGTCGGTGAAGTCTTCGATGCGGCCTCTCACGAGGACGATGAGGTCACTCATGTTGTGTAGAGTGCCTTGCCCCGCATGTGGACCTTTTTGGTAGGTGATTTCGGTGGCGACGGCTTCGCCTATCCGGATGTCGCCGTTGATGCGGTGGATGACTCTTGGGGTGAGGGTGACGAGTCCGCTGGTTTCGGGGGGTGTTTCGCTCCAGGGGGCGGCCGGCGGGTCCCCGGCGGGTGTGCTGGCGGCTGCGCCGAGTAGATAGAATTCGCCGTCATTGTCGATGTCGACGGCGGGTTCTACCCGGTAGGTCCAGCCCCGGGTGTGGTCGGCGATCAGGAACAGCAGTTCACTGCCGACGACCCCGCTGGTTGCTTCGATGCCGTCGTAGTCGATGAGGGCTTGGCAGTAGTCTTCGACGGCTTGGCTGGTGAGTAGGACGGTGTCGGAGAGCCCGGACAGTTCGCCGGCGGTGTTGGTCGGGACGGTGACTGGGCCTATGCCGGTGGTCAGGTCGCCTTCGGGGCTGACGAAGATTTGGCGGACATCGTTGAAAGACATAGGGGTAAGGGTAAACCGGTGTTGGTGGCGTGTTGAGCATTGCTCCGGCGTTGTGCGGTTTATTCTGCTGGGTATGGCTGATAAAGATTCTGTTGGCGAGTTGGGTGTGATCAAGGTGCCGCCGGGTGCGTTGACGACGCCGTGTACGTTGTTGGCGTTGCATAACTGGTTGGCGGGTGCTCATGCGGTGGCGCCTGGGGTTGGGGCGGCGGCGAATGTGACGTCGACGGCGACTTCGATCGGGGTGACTTGATGGTTGAGGTGCGGACGAAGTTCCCGCCGGAGGAGTATACGGATGATGAGTGGGCGGCGGTGGTGGGCCGGTTTGTGATGTCGCCCGAGGTGGCGCCGCCGCCGGTGGAGTCGGGGTTGTTTGGGCGTGTGGCGGCGGCGCCGCATGGGGTGGTGTATGTGCGGTCGGAGACGTTGACATCAACCCCGGAAGTCGAGGAAGAGGAGGAAGCCGAAGAGGTTGAGGAAGAGGAGGAGGAGGTTGATTTGGAGGCCTGGACGGTGCCCGAGCTGAAAGACGCCCTGGAGCAGGCCGGGGTCGACTATCCGGCGAATGCGCGTAAGGCTGAGTTGATCGAGTTGTTGGAGGCCGCGGAGCAGTGACCAGCCCCGCTCCGCCGTCGCCGCCGCCGTCGCCGGCGGTGAGTGCTTATCCGCCGCTGTGTGATCCGAACGATCCGGATTGGGCGGCGTTTCAGGCGCAGGATCTGAACTATTTCTTGTCGGTGGCGGGTGCGAGGATTCAAAGGTATTGCGGGTGGCGGATCTACCCGAACGACACCAACACCGTGTCCAAGTTGCGGGTGCAAACTAATGGGCGGATCATGCTGCCGTCGATGTATGTGACTGACGTGTCGAATGTGACGATCCTGACCGGGGTGGACACCGAGGTGGTGTTAGACGCCGATCAGTATCAATGGTTCCAGCAGGGGTATATCCAGCCGATCGGGATGGGCACCGGGTGGTGGGGGGGCACCTATTCGGGCTATTACTACGGCCCGGACACGCCCGCGTATGTGCCGTGGTTGAACTTCGGATATGCGACGGTGACGTTCACGCACGGCTATCCGAGTGTGCCGGCGGATGTGAAGCAGGTGGCGTATGAGTTGGCGGAGGTCGCGTCGGAGATGACCGCCGGGAATGTGTCCGGTATTACGACGCCGGGGTTTGATTTGAAGTTGACCCGCAACGCTGGCCTGAATTTGAATCCTGAGCAGATGGACCGGTTGGCGCCGTACCGGCGGCCGGTCGTGGCATGAAGATTCCGGCGCCGTGGCCGGTGCTGCACATCTCCCGCACGGTGGATGCGACGTCGGAGGATGGGCATGGGAATCATCCGATCATCGATGGCGCCCCGATCGTGCGGTACGCATATTCCTATCATCAGGAAGGGCGGGTCGGTTCGTCCAGTGAGGTGATCAGCCCGGAGTTTCTGGACCGGATCGAGACCACGTTGGTGATGGCGGTGCCGGATCCGCAGGACTATCACGCGTCGGATGGGGTGATCCTGGGCGGCACCGTTGATGAGGACGGCAACTATGACGGCGGCACCCAATACTGGGTGAACGGTGATCCGACCAGTGATTTTCAGGGCCCGTTCAAGAAGCTTTATCAGTGGACTGGGGGGACCGTGAAGTTGAGGCGAATCACGTGACCTCGGTGGAGCCGGCCGCCGGGCAGGGCACCGCGGAGCCGAGCGGGGAGGACGCTGGGGTGGGGGCGGTGAATTTCCGGGGCGGGAATTCGTTCACGATCAATAAGGAAAACTTTTCGGCGATGTGTAAACAGTTGTTGCACGATCCGGCGGTGGTGGCCGTGTTGGCTGCGCAGGCGCAGGAGATGTGTGATGAGGCTAATCAGTTGGCGGTGACGAAGAATGCGGTGTATGCGGTGACGGTGGTGTCGGATTGGCCGGATTCGTCGCGGGCGCGGGCGAATGTGTGGTCGTCGAATTTTGCGGCGATGATCGATGATGCGCATAATTCGACGTTGTTGAAGGTGTTGGCGCGGGCCGGCGGGAGGGCTGCGCAGTGAGCATGCCGGCGTGGGGTTACGGGCTGCTGCCGCCGCCGACGGAGGCGTTGGCGGTCGCCTATTGGGCGCCGTTGATGGCCCCTTTGCCGGTCACCACTAGGTTGCCTAAACCGGAGTTACACGCCGATAGTGTGGCGCCGATGTTGCGGGTGGAGGCTGCCGGCGGGTTCCTGCGCCAGGATGAATTCCTGTACGACGTCAGCATCATCCTGCACAGCTACGCCCCGCAAAGCGACGAAGCCGACGCCGAAATCAATTTGCAGTACGCGCTGGGCTGGGGCGCGCAGGCCTATGGGACGACGGTCACGGTGAAGGGTGTCGACTGGTTCATTCTGCATTCGTGGATCACTGGGGCGGCGTTGAAGCAGAATGATCCGCTGGTGAATATGCCGCGGTATCGGGCGATGGTGACCTGGCGGATCCCGGGTAAACCGATCGCCGCACCGAACCTTGTGTCTGCGCGGCTGGCCGGGGCGGGTGTGTTGTCGGCGACCGCGACCTGATAGGGCGTGTCATAGCATGTGGGTTGGGTCTGGGTGTGTGAAGCTAACTGTTGGCATCTAGGAGGAGCCCATGACCACCGCCGCCCCGCCCGTCATCACTGCTGAAGTCGCCGAAATCGCTGCACCCTCACCGAAGGTGACCGGGGGTGTGCGCTGGGCGCCGCTGGGAACCGTGCTGCCCACCGATCCGATCATGGCGTTGGATCCGGCGTTCGTCACGCTGGGCCGGGTGGAACAAAACGGGGTGGAACGCACCGAGGACCGCCCGGAAGGGAAACAATACGATTGGGGCGGGAACCTGATCGCGATCTTGCAGGAACATTACGGGCTGCAACTGAAATTCAAACTGCTGCAGATGATGGATTCCGCGGTGCAGTCCGCGGCGCACGGCTCCACGAATGTGACGGTGATCCCGCCGACCGCCACCACCGGCACCATCATCAACGCGAACATCAACGGGAAACTGTTGGACACCGGCATCTTCGTGTTCGACGCCTACTACATCAAAATGTCGGCGCGGCTGATATTGCCGTATGCGCGTACCACCACGGTGGCCGGGCCGAAGTGGTCGCATAAAGAGCTGGCGACGTTTGATATGACGGTGGAGGCGTTGCCGGACAACAACAACAATTTTGCTTACGAGTACTGGACTGACGGCGTGTTTACGTGACCGCTGTGGCGAAGCGGGCGTCGACCCCGCGGAAGACCGCGCCGCCCGAACCGGCGGCTAATGGGCAAACAGACAGGCCGCCGGTTCGGGCGCCGGAGCGGGTGCGCGACCCTACTAGTTCCGACCCCAGTCCCGGGGTCGCGCACCCCTACGGCGACCGCGAAACATTCACGTGGAAACCCCGTAGTGGGGGGGATCCGATCGTGTTGCCGCACATCAACACCGTCACCCCGACTCAGGAATTTTTCTGCAAAATTTATGACCTCAACGAAATGTTCCAATCGTTTGAGTGGATGATTTTGGCTGGGGTCCCTAAAGATGTGCGGGTGCGGGTCGCCGTGCTGGGCGATACGGATGCGGCGGATCAGGCGGATCTGTTTAGGGCGTGGTTCGCCCCGATCACCCGGCCTGCGGGCGGGGAGCCGCCGGGGGAATTCTGATGCTCACCGCGGCGGTGGGCAGATTCTGGCATGCTCTGGTCCGCGATGTTCTCGCCTTGGGGTATCGGACAGCCGACATGTTCACCACCCTGTCGTGCTCGGAGATGGTGTCGATTGTGGTGGCCGCCCCACCCGATTCGTCGCTGCGCTATTTCCTGGATAACGGCTGGTCGCGGGAGGCGCATTTGCTGGCGAACATGGCTGAGCAACAGTCCGGGGTGGCGAAACTGGATGGCCCGTATGAGCGGCCAGGGCTCGGCGAGCGGTCACCCGGGGACAATATTTTCCCGGCTGATGTGATGACCTGGGAGGAGATGGACCGCCTGGACGCGTTGCGGGAGTCCGGGCAGGTCAAAAAGGGTAAAACGCATGTGAAGGTGTGGTCATGACCGCCCCGGCCGGTGGTGGTGGGGGTGAGCTTGGCACCGTCTTCATCAATGTCGCCCCCTCCATTCAAGGGATCAGCGACAAGTTCATTGCTGCCGGCCGGCAAGCCGCCAAAGATCTCACGATCGGCTTGCAGCAGGGTATGAAGGAGTCGCCGACCCCTTCGGATGGCAGCATCCTGGGAGAGGCCATCGCCGGGAAACCGGTATCCAGCGCGACCCGCGCGGCCGCCCAGAAAGCCGGGAAAGAAATCGGGACCGGCCTGACCACCGGCGTCGCCGAGGGCATGAAGACCGCGCCCACCCCCACCGGCGGCGGGGTCCTGTCCGACGTCATCGCCGGGAAACCGGTGTCGGCGGCCACCCGCACGGCCGCCGAGAACCTGGGCAAAGACGTCGGCGCCAACCTGTCCAAGGGCATCGGCGACGCCACCAAAGACGTCGGGAAACGCTTCAGCAGCGCCCTGGCCGGCGCGCTGACGTCGGGGGACATCAGCGGGGCGATGGACGGGTTCAGCACCAAGATCGGCGGGATCGCCGATGTCGCGAAAAACGTGGGCGTCGACATCACCGCCTGGGTGCCGTCGCTGTCGGGCGCCGAGACCGGCGCCGACGAATTCAGCAGCACCGTCAAGGGCGCCGCCGACAACGTCACCGGCATCACGTCGATGTTCGAGGGGATGCCCGGCAAGATCGGTAAAGCCGCCGGCGCCGTCGGCGAGTTCGCCCTGGTGCTGCAGGCCGCCCTCGACATCTCGATTCAGATTCTGGACAAGCTGGACAAGGTTTCGTTCATCCATGACCGGTTCATGAACCCCGACGGCACCCCCAAATCCGACTGGGACAAGTTGGCTGACCAGTATCTTCCGGACTGGTTGAACCCGAATTTGTTGGACCCTAATTACCGTAAAACTCCGCCGCCGGCCCCTTTCATGGGCACTGGTGGCGGCCCGTCCGGGATCAACGAACCGATTCCGTACCCATCGAATTTTCAGGGTCCGATTCCGCCGGGGGCGTCCAGGACGGGGCCGCCGATCCTGCCGACGCCGGCCAACATTTACCAACAGTGGTACGGCGGCGGCGGCGACGAATCCGGGCCGGCCGAACCGCGGGCGCCCCGCGAACCAGCCATGCCCCGCAGCTTCCGAGCGCCCAGAGCACCCGGTGTCGGGACTCCCAGCAGCCGGCAGGGCCTGGCCGCGTCCGGTTCCCGCGTCGCGAACCTGTACGCGCTGGCCGACGCCCTGCAAGGCACCCCGTACTCCACCAGCCTGCGCGACGACTGCAGCGGGATGGTCGCCCAGCTGGCGGCGGTCGCGGTGGGTCTGCCGCCGCCGTCGGCCGGTGAACGGTTCTCCACCGTCACCGAGCAGGACTGGCTGCTGTCGCACGGCTTCCGGATGGGGATGGGCCCGCCCGGATCGTTGCGGATCGGCTGGACCCCGCTACCGGGCATGGAGGGGCACACCGCCGCGACGCTGCCCGGCGGGGAGCACGCCGAATCTGGTGGTTCCGGCGGCGGGTTCCGGGTGGGTGGCGGCGCGGCGGGCGCGGAGGATCCGCAGTTCTCGATGCACGCCTACCTGCCGATGCGCGGCGGCGCCGGCCCGGGGGGCCCGCTGGGTACCCGAGGGGATCCGCTGTACACCACCGACGCAGCCCCCGCCGGCGCCGGCGGTGCGGGCGGTGTGCCCGGCGCGCAAGAGTTCGGCGGCGACCTGATCTCCGGGATGTTCCAAGAACTCGGGCTTCCCGACGTGTTCGGGAAACCGTTCACCCAATGGGGACTCTGGAAGACCGGGATGGGGGCCCTGAAATTCGGGCTCGGTCTGGCTCAAGCGATGGGCGGCGCCGGCGCCGGCGGCAGCCCAGGTGCCGGCCCGTCCGCCCCCGCCGGGCTGGCCGGAATGCTGACCGCCCAACAACCCGGGCAGGGTGGCCCGAACGGCGCCGGCAAAGGCGCCTTCGGCGACCTGTACATCTCCAACGACTTCCGCGGCGGCGTCGGCCAAGTCGAAAAGAGCGCAATGCAAAACATCACCGACGGGATGGCGGCCGCCAGCGGCAACACCGCCATGACCGGCGGCGCCCAAGGCAACGCCCCATGACCGCCGTCACCCCCTACACCGTCACCGGACCCGAATTCCGATTCCCGCCCGGCAACACCGCCACCTCCATGGGACGCCCCCCATTCCTGGACACCGCACTCCCATTCAACCGACTTCCCCCCGCCCTGCAGGGCATGGAAACCCACCTGCTCTACATCGACCCCCAATCCAACATCTTCGACCTCGCCGGCCCCATGCGCGGCCGGCAAGGCATCCGCCTCGCCTCCCAAATCATCGGCGACCAATCCTGGCCCTTCGAACAAGTCCTCATCAACTCCCCGTACATGATGGGCGCCAGTATTCAGCGGCAAAACATCTCCGAACGCCACTTCAATTTGAACATCATTATCGGCAACCACGCCCCACCGATGACCGAATACCAATACCGGATGGCCGAACAACACTGGTGGGCCGGCCAAGACGAAACCAACGACGGCTGGCTCGGCGTCTACACAAGATTCTCCGGCTGGCGGTGGATCCCGGTGCGCCCGGAGAAAACCGTCGCCACCCCCCAAAAAATTGATCCCACCGCGTTCGGGAACAACTGCTCCAGCTGGGACATCACCTGGATCGCAAGCCGCCCCTACTTCACCAAAATCGCGCTGTCGCTGCCGTTCACCGCCACCACCGCCGGGCCGGCGAAACCCCCACCAGGCAGTCTGCTGAACATCGCGATCGACGAACTGATAGGCCAAAAATATTATTGGGGGACACTGCCGATCGCGAACCGCGGCGACCTCCCCTCCTATGTCACCTATTTCGTCTCCAGTCCCGGGCAGGCGATCGTGCAAGACAACGCGTCCACCCGGCTGGTCGCGCTACCCAACACCACCACCTCCGTGGGCACTTACATGTGTGACACCGAGCCCGGCAACCGCACCCTGACCGCCGCCAACGACCCCCAAGACAATCTGCTGTTTGATCTGATCCGGCAATCCCAAATCCTGGATTTCTTCCTGTCCGGCATCGCCAACGAAGGCCTGCCGCTGCAACTGCAGTTCAACAACCGGTTTATTTTCCTGATCCCGCCGAAGACGGTGTGCCAGTTCACCGTCGGGCATTCCGAACCCAACGGGGTGATCGTCGCCCAGGTGTCGCAGCGGTTCAAAAGGAGCCGCTGATGAGTCAAGCATTGTCGGCGCTGTTCGGCGGCCCCAGCAACTTCGACATCGGGTTGCAGTTCGATCAGTGGATCGACAAAATCCTGCCGGTCGCCGGCATGCTCGACGTCCCCGACCTCCTCACCCAGCCCGCCCAAGCCGCCACCTACCTCAACGGGGTGCGGCACACCACCATCGAAGGTGCCAAACAACGCCCCCTGATCCGCATCGCCGACGGCAACCTGAACGTGATGAACACCCTGGAAGGAGAAATCGAAGGCGCGGTCGAGGAGCTGATGGAGGACACCGGGAAGGCCACCATCAAAATCCTGTACGACAACTGGCTGGTCGACTGGATGACGCATCAGACCATGCCGATCTCCGATCTGAATCTGCTGATCGATTTCAATCCGACCAACCCGAACTGGCGGACCCGGTGGGGTGGGAAGATCACCGAAATCCATGTCAAAAAAGATGACAAGGGTGTGCATTCGATCGAGATCAGTGCTCTGCATTTCCGGGAGCACGCTAAACGGCTGCTGGTGGCGGCGAATCCGGTGTTCCCACCTGAAGTACAGATACCGAAAATGTGGGTGCTACCGGGACCGGTGCGCAGCATCCTCGCCCTCACCGCGTTCATCAACCTGGGCCGGTTGTTTATGCCGATCTGGTCGACGATCACCAACGTGTTCAACCCGGCCGGCTGGATCAACCCATTGAACGCTGATGCGCTGGCGAATTTCCTGCCCACCGCATGGCCGATCCAGGTCGCGTTTGTGGATCCGGTGTTTGATCAGTCCCGCTGGTCGGCGCTGGGCGCTAGGTGGACCGACTGGCAGTCCGCGTTCAAAGACTTGCTGACCGACGCCGGCTGCATCATGCGGTGTTACACCTATCTGACCACGGACGCGGATTCCCCGAACATTGAGCTGGCGAATTTGTTGAATCTGGTGCCGAATCTGATCTCGCTGCTGACTGGTGTCAACCTATCCGGGCTGGAGGGGGGCATCGACAAACTCGCGTCCCCGTTGCGGAACTGCTGCGTGTTCAGCTTTGAGCAGAAGGACGGGATCACCGGGCCGACCGGTACCGCCGCCGACGGTCTACTGTCCACGATTGCAGTCACGTTGGATGATTTGATCACCCCGGTGACTGTGGATCTGAAGACGGGCAATGCTTATGATGCCGGCCAGATTTTGAACGGGGAACCCGTCTACGACGCCGCCGGGGTCGGGGAAACCTACCTGTTGCAACAATTGTTGGATGTCGCCCCGGCGCCACCGAAAACGATTTGGTGGGATGGGCAGTGGACGGGGATGATCAACACCGATTTGACGTGGCATAAGGGGTCGGCGAAGACGGTGATGACCGGGTCGAAATCCCCGGCGATTGTGAATGAGGCCATCTCGTTTGGGATCCGGTACGCGTTGTCGCAATTGCAGATCGTCATCGTTGGCGGTCTGGGTTTGAGTACCGGCGCGGCCCCGATCGGCGCCGGCCTGGACAGCCTGTATATGGGTCAGCTTGATGACGTGTTTTTGGCGTATGAACGATTCACCGACCCGATCCGCGCCCTCAATGCTGGTGACCAATCGTGGCAGGAGCATTTTGAAAAGGGCAGTGGGACGGCGTATACGCTGGCCGGGATCCTGACATTAAGGGATGGGAATTGGAAAACCCGCGCGTTCGCCGCGTTTAAAGCTGAAACGTTGAATGGACGCCCGTGGATCGCTGACCTGGATTATCAACTGGGGGATCGGGTCGGGTTCGAGCAGGAAGGTGTCATCTATGTCGACAACGTGTACGCGATCCGGCGGGAGTGGTCGTGGACGGAACCGCTGCGGGTGCGGGTGAAGATCGGGGAGGACAAACAGCGCGGGGACCCGTTCAACGCGGCGTTCAAGACGATCGCCGCGGTCTACAACTTCGTCGGGGAGCTGGCCGGCGAGGGCACCGTGTTCGCCGGTTGACGTGGACACCGTTGAAGGGTCGGGCCGCCCGAACCGTCGTGAAGCGTTAGGGAATCGGAAACGGTTCCGGGCCGGGGATCCGATCCCGGCGTTACAGTTCGGGCAGCACGGCGAGCTGACGCCGCGGACGATCGCGCAAGCTGGGCTCACCGGGGAAGCCAAGAAACGCGCCTATGAGATGTTGCAGGTGCAGGCCGCCTATCTGCAAATCTTGGAGTGTTTGTCTTATCCGGTGGATCCCGAGGGCACCGTGCATGATCTGTCGGCTATCGCCCCCACCAAACTGGCGATCGCGTGGACGCTGGCCTTGTGCGGATTCCGGCAAAGCGGCAAGGCGTACATCAAGAAACGCAGCTTTGATGCCCCGGGCTGCTATAGGGATGCGCACACCTGGGTGGATGTCCGGGCCCCCGACACCGCCGAAGATCAGCTAAAGCCCACCGACCGCGCTGACGATCCGAACCTGCCGCCCGATGTCGCACGGTTGGCCGCTTTGCGCGACGGCGCGCCACCCCAACAAGGCGTCGATCCTTGGCACACTGCACCCAACATCATTTTCGAGGACGTCCCGCGGGAGCAGCCATGACCCAACCCTCCATCGGGGACCTGGTCTATCTGGCCTCGTATCTGATTCGGGTGCGGCTGTCGGCGGCCGCCACCCCACCCGACACCCCCAACCAATACAGCGCCAACCTGAAAGTGATGGGCGACCAAGGCGCCATGGTGTTAGACGCGTTGGCCGGCCCGGCCGGGCCGGCGGGTCAGCAGACCTTCGCGTTCCGCCAACAAGACGACGCCAACATCAATTCCAGCGCCGACCTGCCCACCAACCTGCAGGATCTGCCCGAAGACATCGGCAAATATTATCTGATCGACACCCTGGACTCCGAAGGTGTCATCACCATGGAAACCGCGTGGGTATGGTACGGCACCGCGTGGCGCACCTTCATGCTCGGCACCTTCGGCCCACCCGGCCCGGTCCCGGCCATCGAAGTCGAAGAAAACCTGATCCCGCCCGGCCAAGACGCCTACATCGACACCACCGCCACCACCATCGAACCGTCCTGGAACTTCTATCTGCCCGAACCCGCCGGCCCCACCGGCCCGATCGGCCCGTTGTACAACTTCCCCGACGTGGACACCTCCACCGCGCCCAAAACCTATGACCTGTTGGCCTTCAACGGCTTATACAACTCCGCCGGCATGCCGATCTGGGCGCCGTTCGCGCTGAACCAGCTCCTACCCGGCCCCTATTCGATGCCGCAATCAGCGTTCACCCCCTACACCGGTGACACCCAGCAGGCTTTGATCGGCTCCTACACAGTGCCCGCGCAACTATTCGAATGGACACCGATCGTGTGGGGGCACATCGGCGCCACCGGCATCAACCTATCGAGCGATCCGCTGCTGATCGGCGCGCAGGTGCTGATGGGGGATCCGGTCACCGGCACCCAGATCGCCCGCGGGATGGGCTCGGTGCTGGGCAAGGTCGCGATCTTCCCGCACTACTCCACCACCGCCAACAAAGCGACCACCATCACCCCCACCAACCAGTACGCGATGGTGCCCGCCAACCAGTCCGCAACGATCCACGTCAACCTGTGGAACGACGGCGCCCAAGGCCTGTACAACTTCAGTCCCGGCGGATCCCAACTATTCGTGATGGCCGCCCCGGTCAACATCGCCGCCCAATTCGCGGCAGGAGGAGGCTAACCCATGACCGTCGCCGTCGGTGACACCGTTTTCCTCTCCGAATATTTGATCAATTCCAGAGTTTATGGCGTTGTTGTCCCCCCCAACACACCACCCGAATTTTGGGCAACATTCGAAATCCAATCCGATCAGGGCACCCTGATGATGGCCGCCGTCCTGGGACCCGAAGGCCCGGCCGGAGTCGACGCATTCGCGATGCTCCTGCAAACCGACCCCTACGATTCCCCGGATGAGCTGCCGAACACGCTGACCAACACCGTCGCCGACATCGGGAAATATTGGGCGTTCGACGATGTCGACGCCACCGGCGCCATCATCGGATCCTCGCTGTGGGTCTGGTACGGCACCAGCTACCGGCGCCTCATGCTGGGCTCGCCGGGCCCGCCGGGCCCCGTCCCGATCATCACCCCATCCGTATCGCTGGTACCGGCCGGCACCAACAGCAGCATCGTGGTCGGCGGCACCAACCTCTACCCGGACTGGCACCTATATCTGGAATCAGTACCCGGCCCCGTCGGCCCCGCCGCCGCCATCTCGTTGTGCCCCGACGTGGACCTACAAACCACCGTCCCCACCCCCGGGGACCTGCTCGGCTACACCGGGCGCACCACCATCATCGGCTCCACCACCTACCCGCTATGGGTGCCCGTCAGCGTGTCGCAGCTGGTGCCCGGCCCATTCAGCATGTCCGAAAACGCGTTCACCTCCTTTAGCGGGATCTCGCAGCGGACCGCGATCGGCTCATTCGCGATCCCACCCCAACCGTTCCCCTGGACCCCGGTCTGCTGGGGACACATCGGCGCATTCGGCATCGAACTGTCCACCAGCCCGCTGCTGATCGGCTGCGAAATCCTGTTAGGCGACGCCACCGCCGGCCAGCAAATCAGCCGCGGCTTCGGCAACGCCATCGGCGAAGTGAACATCTTCCCGCACTACTCCACCCCCACCACCCCGTCGGGGGCGTTGAGCCCAACCAACGGTGTCGCCGTCGTCCCCGCCAACCACAGCTCACCAGCCCAGGGCACCATCTACATCAACCTCTACAATGACGGCGAAATCGGGCTCTACAAGTTCTCCCCCACCGACGCGCAGATCATGGTCCTGGTCATGCCCGTCAACCCCGGAGGCTAGCAAACCATGCCCGGGGCGATAGACCTGTTCGCCGGTTCCAACTCCATCGGCGGCTCCAACCTTTTCACCGTCAACAAAAACCCGCTGAATCAAATCGACCAGGGCATCGAAGACGTCCTCGGCCAGCACGGACAAAACGTGGGCCAGTCGATCTGGGACGCCATCCAAACCCTGATCGACTCCATCCTGGGCATCAATCCCAACGGCCCGCTGCACGGCTTGATGACCGACATCACCAACATGCTGGAAAACCTGTGGACATTCCTGGGTGAACTCAACCCGCTAGACCCCAACTTCGACCCGATCGCCGCGATCATCACCTTCATCGAAGACATGCTGAAACCGTCCAATTTGTTGGCGGTGCTGGTCAAAGACGCCACCCAATCCGGCGGAGTCACCGGCCTGATCCCATTAGAGAATCTGGCGTTGGATCTGATCGAAGGGGCCATCGGCGGAGTCCAAAATCTGATTGATGCGATCATGGCCGCATTCGGATTTGGCCCCGGCACCGCCAGCTACACCGAAGTCAACAAACTGTTCTCCGACCTCTACGCCTTCTTGGGGAATCCGTCGGGCTGGGCTACCGACCTGTTCGACGCCGCCGAATCGATCGTCAACTTCATTACCACGATGCTGCATCCGACGAATCTGCTCGCACCGTTGGAGCAACTGCTGGCGGGTGTGTTCACCATCCCCCCGATCAACATCGGCGGCCTGGACGCCTCCAAAATCGTTTCCGGCCAGTTCGCGTACAACATGATTTTGGGGTTGGAGACGGCGGTGTCGGCGTTGCCGTCGTGGCTGATCCCGTTCATCCCGGTGTCGGCGATCGGGGCGGGCAGCCCGAATCTGATCCCGAACCCCAACTATGCGGGCGCGACCTCGGTCAACGACCCGTCGGGGCGGTTCACCTGGGATGCGGCCGTGGATCACACCGGGGATGGCAGCGGCTCGGCGATGGTGCACGGGACCGGGGTGTCCACGTCGCTGGTGTCGCAGGCCACCATCCCGGTCGCGGCGGGACAGCAGGCGGCGCTGTCGCACTGGCTGCAATGGGCAGGAATAAGCGCCAGCCCCGCCGAGGCGTTCATCCTATCCTTGTTGACGTACAGCGGCACCAAGCTGTTGACGCAAAACGATGTCGCCTCGATCAGCGGCCCGGGCGCGTCGGCGGGCTGGACACAACTGTCCGGGTCCTACACCATCCCGGCCGGGGTGGATGGGGTGCGGGTACTGCTGACGGTCACCTCAGGGGTGAACGGCGGCACGATTCATTGGGATGACGCTTCCCTGACCGAAACCAACACCCTGGATCAGGGTTTGGTCACCGGGTTGGTGGGTGATTTGTCGAATCTGCTGTCCCAGATCAGCGCCCGCGCGTTGATCACCGACTTCGACAATCTGTTGAACACACTGGGGTTGGGTAATCCGACGCTGACGGCGATCACCACCCGGCTGGCGAATCTGACCGGCGCGGGTGGTTTCGACGCGGCGCAATTATTCAATCTGCCCAACATCCCGCAACTGCTGGCGACCTCGGTGGCCGGGATCGGTGGCCTACCCAATATTGGGGCGTCGCTGCAGAAAACCTGGGACAGCATCGCCGCCGCCGGCACCGGGCTCGGCTCCATCCCGGCGATCATCGCCCGGCTAGGTGCAATCGGCAGCACCGGACTTTTGGACGCCTCCCAGTTGTCCAACATCGTCAACATCCCGCAGTTGCTGTCGACGAGTATCGCCGGGATCGGCGGGCTGCCCAATATCGGGGCTTCGCTGCAACAAACCTGGGACAACGTCGCGGGCGCCGCTTTGGGCGGGGGCACCCTCGCGAAAATCAACACCCGGCTCACGGGGTTGGCCGGTAACGGCGCGTTCAACGCCGCGCTCCTGTCCAACATCGCCAACATCCCGCAACTGTTGGCGGCGTCGGTCGCCGGAATCGGGGGGCTACCCAACATCGGCGCGTCCCTGCAACAAACCTGGGACGCCGTCGCGAACATGACCGCCGGGACGGGCACCCTGGCCGCCGTCATCACCCGGCTGGCCGGACTCGCGGCTAACGGCCTATTCGACGCCTCCCAACTCACCAACATCACCAATATCCCTCAACTGTTGGCGGCCAGCGTCGCCGGGATCGGCGGCGCCACCAACATCGGCGCCTCCGTCCAATCGTTGATCGACCAGGCGTTCCAAGCCTCCTTCGGCGGAACCTCCACCGGCAACCCGCTGACCTCGTTTCTGACGGCGCTCACCCAGTTCCCGCACCAAAACGTGGTCGGCGTCCTCGGCCCCGGCCAAATCGGGCAATCCCTGAACTCCACCGTCGACAGCATCTACCAAGGCTGGACGGCCAGCGGCCTGACCGGCGTCAGCCTGGGCCAATTGAGCAACGCCGCCACCCAGATCGCCAACAACATCCTGCACGCCCTGAACATCGGCACCACCAACTCGGGTTTCATCGCCAACCGGGCGACCAGCAAACCATCATTCATGTCGATCGACCCCACCGCCGACAGTGTGTTCAACCTGGCCAACATCACCGGAACCACAGCGACCACGGTGCCGGTGACCTCATCCACCAGCGTCATCGGGATGATCGGCACCCCCGACGCCGGCATCAAACAATCCGTCGCCTGGCTGGGCTACGGCACCACCAACATCACCGCCATGAATCTGAACCTGTATCAGGTCAACACCTCGACCGGCGCGCTGACATTCATGTATCAGTCGCCCAACATCGTCAGCACAGTCGGGTCCGGCGCCGCACCATCCTGGAACTACTACCAGCTGCCCGCCAGCGCCTATCTCAGCACCGTGCAAGGCAACTGGTACGCCGTCGAAATGGTGGTCACCGGCACCGGCACCTACAACATCGTCGGCGTCACCAATAGCTGGATGCCGCCACACCCCACCGCGTTCCCCAGCAAGCTCGGCGCGTCCCGCGCCACCGGCCTAGCAACACCCACCTTTCTGGCGGCCGGGACAGCGCAGAACGGCTATCTGGGCACTACCAGCGCCTCGGTCACCATCCCTATCACCATCCCGGCGGCCGCCACCTGTCTGGTTGTTGAGGTGGAATCCTCCAACGCCGCCGCCGGCATCCCCGCCCTCACGGTCAGCATGGCCGGCGGGGCGATCACCCTAAACCCGGTACCCGGCGCCAGCGTCTCGGTGGGCGGCGAGGGCATCGTCGCCATCTATGGGCTAATGAATCCGCCGACCGGCCCGCAATCGGTCGTCGTCACGGCGACAGGAGCCGCCTTCACCGGTGTCACCGCGAACGCGGTCGCCTACAGCGGGGTCGCCGGATTCGGCACCCCGGGCACTGCCGCCGGCACCACCACCCCGATGTCTCACACGATCACCACCGGAGCCGCGGGCACCCGGATCGCCCAAATATTCGGGGTATGCCAGGCAGCCGGAAACACCATCTCGGCGTATAACCAGACCCAGCAATGGATCTATAACGGTGGTCAAAATCAGGCGCTCGGCGGGGATGCTCCGGGCGCGGCCAGCGTGTTGTTCTCCGCCACCATCGCCTCAACAAGCCAGTGGGGTTCGGTGGCCGTCCCGCTGCTTCCCGGACCGACACCACCCGGCAATATTCCCAGCCCCACCTACTCCACCAATGTGCCGTGGTTCGCCCTGTCGGGGGCGGCCGGCGCCACCCAATACCCGGCCGGCACCACACCCTTCGCCACATCCGGCAGCTACACAGTGCCCGCCTGGATGAAAGCCGGAAACAAATTCGATATCGCCGTCCTCGGCGGCGCCGGCGCCGGCGGCTGCGACCTTTTCGGTGTTATCGGCAACGGCGGCGGCGCCGGCATGTGGGCCACCCGGGCAACCCTGGTCTACGGCACCGACATCCCGACCTCCACCACCAGTTTCACCGTCACCATCGGGACCGGCGGAACCGGCACCCCCACCAGCGGCAACCCCGGCAACCCGTCCAGCATCACCATCGCCGGCTACGGCACCATCACCGCGGCGGCCGGTGCGGGCGGGACGGGCGGCGGCGGCGGCAGCGTCACCGGCGCATCACCGGGCAATCAAACCATCAACGGCACACCGTACTACGGCGGTGCGACACAAACTGTCGCCAGTCAACCGGGTAACGCGCCAGGTGGCGGCGGGGCTGGGGGCACATTGTTTTCCGGTGGCGGCGGCGCGGCGGGGGCGCCCGGCGAAGCGTGGATCACGGCCTACCAATGAGCCGCCGGTGACTGCGCCGCTGATCCTGTCCCAGCCGGTCCCCGGCTGGATCGGGTATGAGGGGGCGACGGCCGCCAGCATCAATTTCGCCGCTGTCGGCGCGTTGACGATCACCATCAACGGGCAAGGCGTCGCGATCAACCCGACCGGCGCCGGGACGCTGGCCGCGGGCATCACCCAAATCTATTCGAGCATCCCGACACCGTCGGGTTCGGGAACACTGGCCGCATCCGGGATCGCCCAATATCTCGCCGGCGCCGTAGCCTCGGGGATCGGGGCCCTGTCCGGGACCGTGAAACAGAACTACCCGATCGCCACCACGCTGGCCGGGTCTGGATCCCTATCAGCCACGGTGACCGGCCAATACCAGGCACCCGCAGCCCTATCCGGAACCGGCACCCTGTCAGTGACCGTGTCGCAGCTTTATCTGCAACCGGTCGTGTTGTCGGGTGACGGGGTGCTGGGCGGCGGCGTCAACGGAGCATCCACCATCCCCGCCGACCTGACCGGCACCGGCACCCTGACCGTGACGTCAATCCAGATCTACCCCAGCGCCACGGCCGCGCTGTCCGGTGCCGGTAGCCTGTCGGCGACGGCGACCGGGCTATCCGGAGGAGCCGCCATCCTCGCCGGGACCGGAGCACTGTCGGCGGTCGCCACCCCGCAAGCCGCCCTCACCCCAGGATTCGCCGGTGCCGGTACCCTGACCGGACCCGCGGTGCAGCAATTCCCCGCCGCCGCCGCCCTGGCCGGGGCCGGGACACTATCGGCCACCACCCTGCTGATCGGCGCCGCAACCCCCACCCTGGCGGGATCCGGCACCCTATCGGCGACCGCGAAACAACAATTCCCCGCCACCCCCACCCTGACCGGGGCCGGGACACTATCGGCCACCGCCGCCGCCGTCCCCAAGGTCCCCACCTACGACGCAACAGGCGCCGGCGCCAGCATAGGCGGCTCAAGCGCAACAAGTTTCACCTGGACCCACACCGCCGCCGCCGGCAGCACCGTAATCGCGGCTCTTATGTACAACACCGGCCCCGTCTCCATCAAATACGGGTCATCATCAATGACACAAATAGGAACCAACAGCACAGACTCCAACGGCAACATAATCGCTTTGTATAGGCTTACTGGCGCACCGGGCGGCGCGCAGACAGTAACCGTGACATGCCCCGCTTTTATGATAGGAGCAGGCAACACCGTATCGGTTACCAGCGTCACCTCAGTGGGGACGCCGACAAGCGTCAATGATGGCGGGACAGCAGCCACGTCACTGTCACAAGCTGTGACATGCGCCGCTAATCAGCTGATCATCCAAGCCTTCGAAGACCTCGGTGCTGCGGGCGCCGACACTGGAATCATTGCCACCGGCGGCGGTACTAGGCGCAGCCTGATCACTCTCACCGCATTCTCCCCAAACGCCGCAATATTGTCGGTCAGTACCGCCACCGCGACAACCACATTCACCGCAACGCTAGCCGCAGCCCAATTCTGGGCCGGTATCGCCATCGTCCTCAGTTAAAACCCCATCAACAGAAAGAAAAACACCGATTGGGTGATCGTGGAAAACAGCGCGATTGTCAGCGCCTGTAAAGCCGCGGATTTCGATCTGCTCTACCAGATCGTGTAGATCCCTTGCGTGTCGTAGTTGGCTGCCGACGGTTCAGCATTGCACACTAACCCCTATGGCCATCGCAGTCGCAACCACCCGCCAAGCCCTCGCCAACACCTACGCCTCCACCGGCACCTGGATCGGCGCCGCCACCGGCGACCCCGGCACCACCAGCACCCCCTCCAACGAAGCCACCGGCGGCAGCCCCGCCTACGCCAGGCAACAAACCACCTGGACCGCCGGCTCCGGCGGGGTATCCAACGGATCCGCAGTCACCCTGAACGTGGCCGCCGCCACCTACACCTACATCCTGCTCGCCTCCGCGCAGACCGGGGCCACCATGATCGACAAAGCCGCGATCAGCAGCGTGGTCATGTCCGCTCAAGGCCAGCTGGTCGTCACACCGACTTTCAATGAAACTTGATTCATGACTGGTGGTGGTGAGGGGGCGCTGGGATTCGTGGTGTGGCCGACCCACGCCGGCGCCGTCAACGCGGCAGGTGAGGAACCCATGTTCGACCTCGACTACGCCCGCGGCCAAATCAGCTGGGCCGTCAACGAGCAAGACCGCCTCGTCGGATCGGTGCGAATCAAAGTGCCGGCCGGGGCAGCCGACTGGACCCACATCATCTACACCCACAACCCGTCGCAGGCCGGCTATCTCACCGCGCAGAAACTCGCGCACCCGTTGCGGCTGCCCGCCGGCGGCACCATCGACCTGATCGACATCACCGACCAGGACGTCGCGATCGGCGCCCCCGACAAGATCCTGCACGACTAATGCACACCCCCAGCCCCGACGACTACCCGCCTGGCGCCATCAAACAAGACCCCGCCACCCTGGCGGTCGCGGTACGCACCAGCATCGCGGCCGTCGACAACGGGAAAGACTGGGGCGTCATGACCTTGCACCGCGGCGGCTACTACACCGGCTGGGACGAAGTCTCCCATTGGGCCGACCGATGACCGCACCGACCGGCAGCGTCACCCCGCCGCAGTACACGGTCGGCTGGATCAAACAGGATATCTACGCCACCAATGCGTCCGCGATCCGCACCAACATCGAAACCTCCAACAACTTTAAAGACTGGATGGTGGCCACCATCGACCACGGCGGCCACTACGCCAGCTGGGATGATGTCGCGGACTGGCCCGACGTGTCCACCACCCGCGCCCTGACCGGCGGGGAGGGCACCCTGTCGGCGATCATTGTCAGTGTGGAAGAGCCCACCAACCCGGTGTTCGCCGGCGACGGCGTCCTATCGGCCACCACCACCGCCGCGCTGACCACACAAACCAGCCCGGCACCAGCCAAGAAAACCAGGATAAGGAAACCCGCACCGTGACCACTCCCACCGCGACGGAGATCAGCAGCAACGGCAACCCCACCGACACCAAGTTGGGGATCCTCGAAGACAAACTGGAGACGGTGATCTGGCTGCACGCCGAGCTGCGGGGCCAGTTCCTTTCGATGGCCAAAGCCGTTTCAGCATTGCTGGCCCAGCAGATGCAGCCACAAATGCAGCAAGCCATCCTCGACCGGCTCACCAGCCCATGACCGAACGCGTCCTGGACTACGATCACAACCTCGTCGGACAGGAAAACGGCTGGCAATGCGGCCCCGCATCCGCGCAGGTGGCGCTGTCCTGCCGCGGCATCTTCGTTGAGGAGTCGGTGCTGGCCGCCGAGTGCGGCACCGACCAAGACGGCACCGACTACGTCGGCCTGATCGAGAACTGCCTCGACCCAAGATTGCCCGAGGCGAACTACACCAGCGTGGACGCCCCGCACGATCCGCCGACCGCCGACGAGAAAGGGCAGCTGTGGGACGGCGTCCTGCGTTCGGTTAACGCCGGGTATGCGGTGGTGATGAACTGGGTGGTCCCGGCCAGTAACCGCCCGGTCGGGGTCAAGGGCAGCCAATCCCCGAATTACGGCAGCTACACCACCTTCCACTACGTGACCTGTGTCGGCTACGACGACGAGTATCCGGGCGGCGCGGTGTGCATCGCGGACAGCGGTTTCCAGCCGCCGCAGTACTGGATCACCTTCGACCAGTGCGCCACCCTGATCCCACCCAAAGCGTTGTGCTACGCCGATCTACCCGGCGCCAGCACCCCCCCAACCGCCCCTGATTACCCCGTCCTGAGCTACGAACAGTTATGCGGCCCAGTTGATCCGGGCAGCGGCTACGGGACGGGCTGGGCGCAGCTGGGCACCAATGCGGCGGGCCAGAATCTGTACGTGGTGGACGCGCTGTCCGACATCCTGCACCTGCTGGAGCACGGTAAGTCGGGTGGGCATCCGCGGTCGGCGGTCGCCACCGCCGCCGACCCCCCCGACTACATGCAACTCGGCTATGAGCAGCTCGCCGGCCCGGTCAAAGACGACGGGTACGGGCACGGCTGGCCGCAGCTGGGCGGCCGCACGATCACCGACGCGGTCGCGCACATCAAGAACACGCTCGCCGGGGAGCCGCCCCCTTTCCACCCGGCGGCGGCCCGACAGGACGGGTTGCGCTGCTGACGTTCGCCGGCACCTGGGCCCCCCCCGGCATCGGCTACCCCTCCGACGTCGCACACGCCTGCACCGACATCGCCGACGAAATCCCCGTCCAAGCACCCTGGTCCTTCGGCCCGATCCCCCCCGGCGACTTCCGCGCACCGAGCTATCAGGAAAGCGTGACCATCGGGGTGGACTGGGCCGTCCAATGGAGCCTGGACAACCCCGACCGACCCGTCATCGCCGGCGGCTACAGCCAAGGCGGCGAGGCGGCATCACGCTACCGGATGGAATTCGAGCCCGGCGGCCGACTAGCCCACCTACGCCCCAACTTCGTCGCCGGCTACATCTTCGGCAACCCATCCCGGCACCTAGAAAAAACGTTCCACGACGGCCCACCCACCGACGGCGAAGGCATCGCCCAATTCCGGCTACCACTCTTCGGCGACGAATGGTGCGAACTCATCGACACCTACGATATGTACGGCGGGGTGCCCGCAACCCTCACCGGCGAGATCATGCGTGATGTTTACACCCTGGCCACCGAGATGGAAATGCATAGTGGGGCAGCCGCATTCGCCCAAACCCTGGTCGCCAACTGCCTCGAAGTGCTCGGCAATTTGGACGGCGACGCCTACGACGATGTGAAACGCGGCATGTACCGGCACGGCATCGACATCGAGGAAGCGCAGCTGCTGCCCGAGGCCCGAATCAACCCGCTGACCGACCGGCTGCTCTCGGTGAAGGGCATCGCCGCCACCATCCAGGCCTGCGTGCTGGGTATCCAGTTCATGTGCTGGCAGCCGCCTACTGCGCCACATATTGAGTACCACGTGCGTGAAGTGTTCCCCGGCCAGACCTACGTGCAACTGGCTATCCAGCACGTACATCACTGGGCCGGTGCGAGGAAGGTCGGATGATGACGGAATTGAACAGATGGCAGGTCGTGTTCGCGAAGTATTGGAAGGCCGCGATCGCTGCTGTGGGGGCGCTGCTCATCCTGGCGAATACTCTTGTCGGACTGAACTTTTGGAGCGAACGAACCCTGGATTGGATCTCCACCGGCATCGCCGGCCTGACCGCCGCCGCCGTGTTCTTCAAGGCCAACCAGAAACGCGCCGAACAGATCACCGGCATCGACATCGACCAGGACGCTGTGGAGGGATAAAACGTGTGGTGGTTCGTCATCGGCATCGGGGCGGTGTCGGTGGGCTACCTACTGTGTTCTTCCCCTGACGCCGGTGCCGACCCGATCCCTGTCCCGGTCCCGCTCCCGGTCCCCGGCGGCGGCATCATCGCTGGCGCCGTCGGCGGCGGAGGCGGTGGTGGCGGTCCGGGTGGTGTCGGCATCGCCGCCCCCGGCCTAGCCCCCCAAGCAGCCACCATCTTCCTGTGCCCCGGTGTCGGCGGGGCCGCCGCAGCACTGGGTGCCGGCGGCGGCTACTGCGACTTCAGCTTCAGCCAAGAAGGCCACATTCACTGCGAGTGGGGCGGCCTGGCGCCGGTTGTTGATGTGTGGAACTGCTGGCGGGTGTGGCGCGGCCAACCCGATCACCCCGCGCACCCCGACCCGGACATTGTGCCCGACGGCTGGGGGGTGCCGTGGGCTTTGAACGGGCCGACACCGCAAGATCAGTGGCCCCCACCCGGCCTGGCACCCGCGCCGCCGCCACAATCATCACCGGCCGAACCAGCGCCGCCACCATAGCTATCAGCGCGTTTTACGGATACCCGTAGCTATGAACCGGACATGGTCTGCCCAGTTGCGCGCTTGGGGCTCGTACGTTTCTGGCATCGGCGGCAGCATGGTGTGGGGCGGTAGTTCGCTCCATTCGCATCCGTTCCAGTAGCGCTGGATATGGGTATTTGTAGGGTCTGGGTACCAGCCCGCGATCGGGGCTATCGGGGCTTGGGGGCGAGTGCGTAGGAATAGGATGATGATGATGCCGATGACGCCGAGTAGTGCGCCGAGTATGGTGCCTTCTCTCCATCCCCGGTTTTTGGAGTTGGTGATGGCTCCGCCGATGACGGCGCAGATCACCGATGCAAAGAGCAGTGTTTCTAGATTCATTTCTCCCATTCCAGTGTTTCGATGCGGTCCCAGAGGATCATGATGTGTTGTTGCAGTGCCTGACAGGCGGCGCAGTCGCCGCCTTGCAATGATCTCTGCACCATCCCCAGAATATAGACGCCTGCAAAGATCTATGCAACAGTAAGAGGCGTGGAAGACCTCATCGGATCAGCCGAAGCCGCCACCATCCTGCACGTCGACCAAGCCACCATCACCCGCTGGGTCACCAACGGCACCCTCACCCCCGCCACCAAACTCCCCGGCCTCTCCGGCGCCTACCTCTTCCACCGCACCGACATCGAAACACTCGCAACCCATGATTGAACACGAATTGCTGGCCGAAGACGCCGAATCTGTGGCGCGCGAATTAGACCGGGCGCACCCCGACCGCATCTGCGCCTGGTGCCACCATCCGCGCAACAGCGACGAATGCCAGTTCGCCGCGAAGCACACGCCCTATGTTGAGAGGTTCGCGCCGTGATGATTATCGGCGTGCCGCGGCGTCGCACACCGCCCGTAAATCAGCCGCCGCCACCGCCGTATACCGCTGCGTCGTCGCCACGCTGGCATGGCCAAGCATCTCCTGAATAGCGCGCAGATTCCCCGTCCCCGCATAGCCCCGCGTCGCAAACCGGTGCCGCAACTGATGCATCGACCACCCCGGCGGCATCACCGCACTGACCAGGTGCCCGACCCGATCCGCGGAGATGTGGCCGTCGATCTTGCCCGGGAACACGAAGCCGCCCCACGGCGCGGTCCGCCGGATCCGGCCCGCGAGCTCGGCGGTGACCGGGATGACCCGCTGCCGCGCACCCTTACCATGCACGATCAGCGACGGGCCATCGATGCCGGCGAGCAGGTCGTCACGATGCAGACACGCCACCTCGGCGCGACGCAACCCGGCCTGCCCGGCCAGCCGCACCATCAACGCCACCCGGACATCGGTGATCGCCGCCAGCGCGGCCCAGACGTCGTCGGTCACCGGGCGCGGCGCCGCGACCGCCGGGCGCACCACCGGCAACCCCGCGGCCGGATCGGCGTCCACCACACCGGTCACCAACGCCCACCGATAAAACGAACCCAGACTGGCCCGCAGCCCGCGCCGATGCTCCAACGACACCGCCCGCCCGACAATCCGCACCAGCTCCGCGGTGGCCACCTTATCCGGATCGGACACCCCCAACTCGCGGGCCACCGACCGGACATGCGACCGCCGCGTCTTCCGCGTCGCCGCCGACGTCCCGGCGGCCGCCAACCACACCAGCCAGTCCTCGATCAGTTCATCCCAGCGGCCGGGCAGACGGTAGGACAACACGTGAATATCGGGCATACGTATTCCGACTATTCAGGTGAACGCACCCCGGTACAACCGGTATGTGACCAGCTTCATAGGTTTCCTTAATATCCGGCCGCGGACCGCTAATCAGCGGTTAGCATTCCCGTTCGTGACCGTTCCCGCCGCCCACGTACGCTGCGGAGGGTTCCTTTCCATCCACCAAGTGTGCTGCGGTGGGCCGAAGCAATCACAGTAGTGATAAGACCGCCGACACTCGGGGCATTGATACGTCGGCGTCATCAGCCGACGAAACCACCCGTAACGCCACAGCAGTCGCTTCATGCCGCTATTCCTTTCAAACCGCTAATCGGCAGATTAGCGGTGCGCATTAAGCCCGAGTTTGAGGCGTGCCCACTCGGCCAGGAGAGGGTCCGCCTCCGGTGAATCCAGCGGGACGAAATAGCCGCTCTTAGTAATGATGGCCCCCTCATCCCCGACGCTGATGCTCACCGGGCAGCAGCCCAAGACTGGGTCAACGTAGTTAAAGTTGTAATGTGTAGTGCTCATGCCGCTATCCTTTCAGAACCGGGCAGATCAGCGGTGTAGTGGTTACGCGGGGTCAGGCCGCGCGGGTCGGCAGATCAGCGGTTCACTTACCACGTCGCCCCTTCAGCCTCGGCGATACACTGGCCACACTGGTCGGCAGTGAGTTTGCCATCTGCATCAGGTTCGCTCCCGATACTGACCACTCGGTCATTGCTGTAATCACCGTGTCGACGACACCAAAATTCACTCATGGCTTTCATGCTGCCTCATCCTCAAGCCGCTGACCGAAGGGTTGGTGGTTCGAGTCCACCCGGGGGAGCGGCGGCTCGATCCCCAATGACAGCCACACCAGATCGCAGCCAGTACGTGTCGCGATGCGGCGGCACACCGACTCGTAATCCCGC